TTGTTTTGAATTTCAAATAAATTCGTAATCGACTGCCCGGCCCCCGCCCGCACGATGACTTTGGTGACGCCCGTGACAGCCGTGAGGTCGTAAAACTCCGCCGTAGCCGTGGAGCCGCTGGAGTACACGCCTAATTTGGCGTTGCGGTCGGTGGACCCTCCGAATTGAGTGTTTCCTGTATTTCCCTTGATTGAAACCGCTGCATTAAATCCGGTGTCGTTAAAAACATAACCGGCTGCCTGCGTTGTGTTAAAGGTCGCCACTGTCCCACTGTTTACGATTTGAGTCGCTCCGTTGCGCAACGCTATTTCGGCCCCGCTTGGACCAAGCCGAACGCTATACGTCGATGAATTCGTATATCCTCCGGCATACAGATAACTGCCTGATGTGTCCCAAAACAGCTTCGTCGCATCCTGATTCAGAACCCCGCTCGCCGAGACATAAGGGATCGCGCCGACGGTGGTGAGGTTGGACGCGCCGCCGACCGCACCACCAGTCGGAGATCCTGAAAGCGTCTTGGACCCGATCGTAAAAACAGCCATATGCTATATCCCCTGTTGAATAACCGTGAATACGCTGGCTGCGGCACCAGCCGTTTGGTTAAGCCGAACCGCCGTAGCGGGAAAAGCAAGACCTACCGCACAGTCAACAGTCAGTGCCGTCGCGTCCGAGTGGTCAATCCATACGGCAGGCGTGCTGGTCGACGTAGGGTCAGACGTGCATTGGATGGTGTACGTGCAGCCTGCGCCAACATCGACCCACAGCGAGACATTGAATGGCGAATTGCTGTTCAGGTCAAGCGGGATAGCAGCCGAAGCTGCCGTCCCCGTGACCGTTACCGACATTCGCTTCGCCATTAGAACACCACCGTACCCAAGGAGTAGACCGTGTAGGCTTCAGCGCCGCTAGTCACGTTTGTCAACACCACCAGGAACTGCTTCAGATTGTTCTGCGCGATCGTCATCGTACCCGACAACGTCGCACCGCTACCAGCCGTGACCGTGATCGTCTCAGCCGCGTCGGCGTCGTTGCGGATCGTGAACACAAACGACGTACCAACCACCGCCGAAGGCAAAGCCGCCACCAGCAAAGCCGCAGTCGGCGTCACGTCAGAGCGACCAGAACCGTTCGGATCCCGCAGGATCAAGCCACCCTTGAGTTGCGCCGCTGTGTAGGTCGCCGCGCCAGCCGTGGTGATCGTGGTCACCGTCGAGATATTGACGATCGGGCCGACCGTAGGAACCACGACGCCGACGCCGACAGTAGCCAGCGGGATAGACTTATCAGCCGTCGTGCTGCCAGGGGTGTAAGCAGCGAAGCCATTTTGGGACCGTACAGGTCCGGAAAAGCTAGAATTTGCCATCGTTTTTTCCTTCTGGGGTACTTACCCTACTCCGTCTCCCAGAACGTCTGCCGTAGCAGTCTGAGTAGGGGCTGTGTTGTGTTTAAAGCGGGTGGCACCCGCCTCTTAATTATTACAGTTGATAGCACTCGATCGTAGCGCCGCAGCCTAAGCCAAGCGGCATTGCCAAACCGAGATGGGGTTCAGAGAAAACTTTGGGACGTGAGAGGTTTTCCTGCTGCGTAATTATCCGCAGGTTCCAGGGTACGTGAAGACCACTCACCACCACGCCTTTCAGTGGAACTGCATGGTCGACTTGAAACTTAACGCCCAACTGCTTGCTCATCTCAATAGATTGCTTGTAGATGTTCTTCATCTCCAGCCGCATCTCCGGTGTCGTCCAAGGCGGAGTGGCGTTCAGCTTGCTGGCGCGTCGACGAGCGTTCATGGCGTTGAGAGATTCAGGTGCAGGCGGGTTGGCCTTATAGCGGATGCGCTGCTTCGCCTTAACAGCTTCATGGTTTCGCTTCACGTACTCACGGCGGTTCTTCTTCACCCGATCCGGGTTCGCTGCGTACCTTGCTCTGTCGTTAGCGCGGACTGCGTCAGGATCAGCCTCGAATTTCCGCTTTTTGTTACGGAGAGCGAACTCCAACCCGCACTGATGACATCCACCAGTGGTATTCCTCTTGCTGATATGCCCTTTAACGCAAGGCTTCCCTGTGAAATAATGCAGCGACCCAACCCGCTTCGCTTCAGCACGAGTCAGCGGCAGATCAAGTCCGAGCGACCGCATTAAAGAGACGGCAGACTCCAGCTTAGACAACTGCCGATCTGCTGTTTTCTGGTGCCTATTTTTACGAGCCATCTCGTACCTGCGCTGCCTGTACTCAGGCGTCCAGTCAGAGGCTGATTTCTTTTCGTAAAACTCAGAACACAGCAAGCAAGCGTTCGTGGATACATATCGCTCACCGTCATGGCCGCGCTTACACGTTGGCCCTCCGGTGTACTTTTTGAGTCCTAGTTCGCTTGCTTGCTGTCTCGTCATGTTATGTTACCTAACATCAACCGGATTCGAGATTATCTCTCTAACCTGTTGATTTTAGGATACTCCCGGACTGCCGTAAACCTGAAGTGGGTTCGTCCAGCCTGCCGAGAACCGCTCGCGGGCCTTAAATTTCATGTTGCCCGAATCAAAGTCGCCGTCACTGGAGAAGGTCAACTTCACACGCTGGAAGTACTTCAACCCATCCGGCGCAGTGGTCGTCAGGAACCAAGCGTTGGTATCGGTCAGGTAGTTGTTGACCGTGTACCCCTCGGGGATCATGCCGCGAGAAACGACAGCGTTGATGTCGTTGTCGGCGGTAGACGTGCGGAGGACGGTCTTCAGCAGGCGTTCAGCCGTGAAGGCATAGTCTTTGGGGACCACGAGCTTCTTGGGCATAACAACCTGAAGAAGACCCCGGAAGTCGACGTATCCGGCCATCTGAATCCAGGCGTTTTCGAGAGCCGTCTCGTTGAGATCGACGCCCGTGGTGGGACGATTGGACTGAGTGCCGCCCGTGACCAACGGGTGGGAGGTGGAACACAGCGTCACACCGTCGCCGCCGTTGTAGCCAGCGGTGAAGGCGTTGTTGAGAACCGCCGCGCAGATGACCTGCTTGGTGTAGTTCATTGAAACCGCCAGCGCTTTGGTGTTGCGCTTGGCAACATCAGCGTAGAGGTTGTCCTCTTGCGCCTCTTCCGTGATAGCGAAGGCCATGGCGATCGTGTTGTGCTGGTAGCGGGAGGTGAAGAACTCCTGCGACTGATCGTAGACGATGTTGGAACCTTCCGATTTGATCGGGGCCGCACCGAACTGCGACAGCGCCAGTTCTTCTTCAAACGCGCGTTCGGACGTGTTCACCTCGAAGATTTCGAGATGCTGGTTGTCGAAGCGCTTCAGTTCGTTGCCCCACAGCGCGTGTAGGCCGGGGACCAGTTCTTTCTGCTCTTGTGACCGTGTAATGGCAGGCATGTGTCAGTGGTCCTTTCCTTAGACGCCGAGGATGTTGGTGTACGCATGGACGTTCTGGTTCCAGCGAACCCAAACGTCAGTGTACGTGTCGCCAGCCGCGTTGTTCGGGCCGGGGGCAATGGCAATGATCTTCACGCCGAGAGTGTTGGTCGTGTTGATCGAGGACTGGTCAAGCTGCACCTTCGAGTTGCCGGTGGTCGTGGAACCAGCCGAGAAGTTCGTGAGGGCAGCATTCTTGCCGATGTCGGTGTTGGCAACCGAGCCAGACGCTTGCACCTGCATCGTGCAGAACGGGTCATCAAGTACGTTCAGCAGAATGTCGCCATAGCTGGAGTACGTGGTGTAGCCGTTCGCGGGCAGGTACTGCGAGTAGCGCGGTTGACCGTTGGTGTCGTAGTACGAGCAGCCGAGGAAGATACCCCAGGGGGTGTTCCCGTTGCGCGTAGTAGTGGGGGTGGCCGTGACGGGCGTGGCAACGCCAGCGCCGATGTTCACGATGTCACCGTAGAAAAAGCCCGTCGAGGAGTTGGACAACAACTTGTACTGGCGGATGCCAGCCTGTGAAGTCCCACCGCCGACAAGCTGAATCGGAATCAGCCCGTAAGGAGCGGATGTCGTAGGCATCGAATAGTTCTCCGTTGGTTGGAGACAGCTAGTTGCCGAACTCTACTTCGCGCCCGCCGTTGACACCGGATTGCGTCGACTGCTCAAGGCGCGTGTACTTGTTGTCAAACTGCTGTCCGTTTTGCTGTTTGACTCCCTGGATCTGCCGAGCGGTGAGGTCACGGTAGTATTTGTCGCGAGCATTGGCACGTTCTTTCGCCATGCGGCACAACATCAAACCACCAATCACGATATTGCCTTCAGTGTTCCGCGCGATCGCTGGAAAGGCGTCGGCCTGCTTCAGCACTTTCACGCGGTCATCCCACGGTACGGGTTCCCACTGGTCAGCCATTCGCTTGTGAACATTCGCCACGTCAGGAGAGCCTGCCACCACTGTCGCGATCCAGCGAAACGCCCAGTCGGGAGATTCGATGACGTCGGGCAGAGAGGACGGGGGCCGATACGTATAGTTGCGCGACTGAGATTCGCGGGTTTCCAGGGTTCTCGGAGGTCGGAGATTGTTGTTCATCACGCTTGTCCTTTGTACTTGGCATAGTCCTGGTAGGAGACACCAAGTTTGCGAGCAATCGCCGCCTCAGAAGCGGTAAGAGTAACCTTGGCACCTGTTCTCGCTCCGCTAGTGCGTTGCGCCCCAACTACAGGAGAAGTTCGTTTGGGAGTTGCAGAGGTCGACTTATCGTCAAATCGCTCTGGAAATGCCTTGCGCAGTGATGCGTCAAGTTCCTTATAGCACTCGCTCGTTCCGCGTTGCAAGCCCTTTCGTTCCAACGACTCCTCGTAAGCAATTGCAAACGCTTTGAGATCGTCGTTGCCTTCAGCGGCAAACCACGGGTTGCGTTGTAGCCAAGCCGCGTCATCCTGCGTAATCTGCGGAGCCTGCGGTTGCGGAGTTGCCATCGGTTGCTGGATGACAGGCAGGTCAGGGATGTTGAACGTCTGCGGCTGGAAGCGATCTACCTCGGCTCGCTCGGCGCTGATCTTCGCCATCGCGGCGCTGATCTCGGCTTCGGTCGCGGCATCGTTCGACTCTCGGGCAGTAACAAACTTGGCCTGTTGTAGCTTCAGTTCAGCTTCGCGGCGGGCGGCGGCTTCGGCTTTCCATGCAGCCTCGGCGCGGGTGGCGCGATCGGCAAGTTGCTTGGCGGAGAGATGGACGCCTTGGGTGAAGTTGACGAGGGCGCTATGCTCACGCTCACGAGCGGCAAGTTGCCGCGCTGTCTCGTGCTTCTCGAAGGTTAGCTTCTTGATGCGCTTCTGAACGCGCTCGGACATCTCGTCAACGCTGTCAGGATCCGGCGTCGACTCGACCTTCTTTGGTGGCTGCTTTTCCTCGTCAGGAGTATCGTCGACGATCTCAACTTCAACTGCTTCGTCGACTGGTACTTCTACTTCGAGTTGGTCCTCGTCCATTACAGATCCCTCCGAATGATCGTCGGGTCTACAACGGTCGCCTTCACGTCGTCATCGCAGATCAGGCGGTACTCGACAGCCGGGTCGCCAACCTTGAACTTCTGCCCGGTGTAGGTGGCAAAGATGACATAGTCGCCAACTTTGCACCGGGGACCAGACGGGAACTTGTCGCCAGTGTAGGCGTCAGGCCCCATCGCCACGACCTGAGCAAGAGGGCTGGCAAGGTCTTCATCCGCCGAACGGGACTCCGGTACGTGGATACTGCCGATTTGCCGTGGAGTTTTATACGGTTTCACCAGGAGCATCCAGCCCTGGGGAACAGGGAGGAGTGGTTCCGGCGTAAAGCCCTTACCGTCCATAGGCAGGGGAGTGAGTGTTGCTGTGGACATAAATTACCCTCATGCGATGGGGTCGCCATCGTTATCGTCGTCTGCTTGTCGCCGAAGCTCCAAGAACTCGCCAAGCGCTCGACGGAGTCCAAGGATCTCTCCGCAAGCGTGGGAATACTGCTGGATGGTTTCACACCTTCCAGTCGACAGGGTTTGCACTCGCTCCGTAATCATCTCCTCCAGTTTTGGAACTAGACGATCAATGATCAAGCCATCCCTCCGTCTTGCATCTGGTCCACACGGGCCAGAAGTTCAGCAATCTGCGCCTTGATTTTTTGGATCTCAGCCGACTGCTTGGGAGCGTTCAGTTTCGCTTCCGCGAGGAACTGTTCACCCCGGTCAATAGCAGCCTCAGCCGCCATTTCTTTTTGCGTTGCGATGCGCGTGAGTTCAACCTCTTTAGTAGAGGCGAGTCGCGCCGCTTCGAGTTCGAGTTTGCGCTGCGCGATGGCAGAGTCCGTCTGCACCTTCTGTGCTTTGATCTGCAGTTCAGCCTGCTGCATCTGGATCACCGGATCCTGCGCCTGTTGCTGTGCTTGTTTCTGCGCCGCTTCGTTCTGATGCTTGCCTTGCAACCGCTGACTGGCTTCAGCCACCATCAGCGACAGGCGCGATTCAATGTCACCGGGAAGAGGTTTGTCCAGATCAGGCAGCGGGAACCCAAGTTCCATCTCGATCTGCGTGCGATAGAGATAGGCGAGGTGTTCCGCAATGTGCGCCATCGCGGCGGCGAATATACCCTGCGCCTGCGGGTTCTGTCCAAGGATCTGCGCGGTTTGCGGATCCTGGACAAAAGACATGTGAGACGTGATGTGCGCCTGATGGTCCTGCCACTCGAAAGCCTTGACCGGCTTGCCGGTGACGATCGCCATATTTTCAACCACGGCATCGGCAGGCTTCACATCATCCTTGTCGGGGATGATCAGGTTTACATCCTTGATACCACTCGACCGCAGCATCTGCCGGTGCAATGCACCAAGGTCGTACAGTTGCGGCGCGGTCTGCGACAACTGGATGGCCATCTGATACAGCGTCATGCGCTGCGCCATCGTCGCCGCGTTCGGGTCGCTCACCGGGATCACGTCGATGCGCCCATCGAAGTCGGACGCCATTACCTGTCGGCTGGCACCGTACACGTCATACGGGTACCCGTCTTCACTGAGGTGGTCCTTGATGACTCGCGCCAAGATGCGGAACTCATCCTTCATCGAGGCGTGGCAGCGGGCTTGGATCGCAGACAGTACCTTCATCGCCCGTTCCATCATGGCGTAGGTGGTGCCGACCGGCGCTTGCGAGTTCACATCGCCAATCTCGGCATCGGCAATCGACCCAAGGCGGCGTCCATCGTCCACGATCACGGACAGCAGTTGCAGCAGCGTGTTCGACGGCTCCTTGTACGGCAGCGGGAAAAAGTTGTCAGCGATCTTGCCTTGCGACACGTCGACATCGCGCCACTCACCAGGACGGTGCGGAGAGTCGTCGCCTTTAACACGCAGTCCCTTGGTCTTAAATCCACCAGGCAGGTTGGCCAGAATGCCAGCGTTGATCAACTGGCGTTGAATTGATGTTGCGGCCTTCGAGGATCCGCCGATAAGGTGCAGCAGCCCGAGGCCATACGCTCCCATACCAATGATGAAGTTGTACTGGGCAAACCACAGAATCTTCCGCTTGGTCGGATCGTCTTCTTTCCAATTGCGGTAGATCGAGTATACGTTTCCCTTATCATCAACCGTGACAATATAAGGACGAGCAATACCATCGTCGCCATTGAACGCTGGAAGATCGATATCGCAATGCGCCTCATACAGCAGCACGTCGTCGCTATCCACGGTGGTCGATGACGGAGACTGCTGCTTGATTTTGTCTACAGCCTCAGTCAGATCGTCGCCGTTGTCGGGACTATCCTCTATCTCGATGTCGCGGTAAACACCAGCCACCTGCAACTTGCGGATCTCGTTCTTCGGCAGGCGCATCCGTTCGGCGTAGCGAGATGCCGACTGCAGACTGCTCGCTGAATACGGGAGAATGAAGTCGTTTGCGGGGACGTATTTCGCGCACTCGCGCTGATACACCTCGTCGTAGTAGCCCTTGCGGAACGAGGATCCGTACACCGCCAGACCAAACAACAGCTTCTCTGTCTCCGTCCGGTAGTCTTCCATCTTCTCAGTCAGAAGGAAGTTCATGTACCCAGACTCGCGTTCAGCCTGGGCCATGCGCTCGTCGGTCACCTCGCCGATGATCTCAGCCTTCACCGGGCCGGATGCCGGGAAGATTTCCATGATGGCGTTCGACTGGAAGCGAATCACCGCCTCGGCCAGCATGGGGTGGATCAGGTTGCACGAGTTCGGCCAAGGGTCGCTTACCTTGACATCAGAGATGCCAAGCAGCGGCAGGCGCTCCTTGATCGTATCCTCCCATTCCTTACGGGAGTTGATGTCGTCCTCGATGTTCTGGATGATGTCGAGGCCGATCTTGCGCAACTCGGTATCATCAATGAACTTGGCAAGGTTGGAGAGGTGTTCTTCCGGTTCACTTTCTTCCCCTTCCTCGCCGATCTCGACCGACCCATCCTCCAGTTCGATCACAACGCCCGAAGGCCCTTCAATCTCAATCGAGACTTCAGGGCCTTCTTCGAGCGGGATAAGGGGGGAGGTGACGCGATCGAACAATCTTTAGCCTTTGGTCGAGATTTCCAAAAAGACCCCGTTCGGATTGGGCGAGAAGTACATCCGCACCAGGAGGGCCACGTTGCACAAGCGCGTATCAAACTGATAGAAGTAATGCGCCTTCTTGCTCGCCGGGAACCCGTCAGCCGTGATCTCTTCCGCCGGGATGACATTCGCAACCGTATTCTGCATCCCGCTAGGGATGGCCACCACAGCAGGCGGCACAAAGGTCAGCGGAGAGTTCGCCTTCCAGACCTTCTCCATCAGAGGCACAAACGCCTTCGCCTGATCCAGATTAGCCAATTCGTTCAGGTTGATGCCAGTAAACAGGTTGGCGTACTTCTCCAACGGGTCCACTTTAGGTGCGGCAATGATGTCATCGAAGATCGAGGTATCAGTTTTGCTCATAATGCCTGCTATCGGTATAACACTAATAGTATTGGCGGTCAACTGGAGCGTACTCTTCCTCCTCCTCGTCGAGCTTGGATTGGATAAAGCCACCCATTCGGAACCGCAATAGCGCCTGGGTCATCGAGTCGACCAAGTCGTCATGCTCTCCGTTCGGGAAAAGAGCGAACTCTTCGATTAGATCCTCAGCCCAATGCCGCGCCGGTATCCATATATATCCACTTGCGAACAGGTCACTGATGGCGTTCACGCGGGACAGCTTGTCGCCAGTCCTCGATGTCGGCGTATAGTCGGACATCGGTATCCCCATTTTCCGCATGTCGTTCAACAGAGGCAGGCCAGCCGCCTTTGCTTCGATAATACAGGTGTCAGGCTGGAACTGCTTGTACTTCTCCAGCGCCTTAATTTTGAGGTCCGAATACTCCAACTTCCACTTCTGCGCATCCAGCACGATGACGTTGTAGATCGACTTGCCGTCCTCATTGGTGCTGGTGAACACGCCAACCGTCACGCAAGCTGAGTAGTCGGATCGGGTGTTCGCGGTATACGCTGTGTCCCACGACTGGATAACGTACTCGCACTTCGGCGGCGGAAGGTTATGGTCAATCTCCCCAAGTTCGATCGATCCGTCCTGCTTACGGATACTCCTCTGCCCCCATATTTTCCAGAACTCACGCTTGATGATGGCGCTCTCGTCGGACCTAGGGTCTTGCAGGTACTGGGCGTACCACTTCCAAGACGGGAGCGTGGCTTTCAGCTTCAGTAGTTCACTGACAGGCCATCTCTGCGGCCATAAAGAGTCGTAGGATGGCTGTCCATCTGCGTCAAGTACCTGCTTCCCGTTCTCATCCGTCTTCTCAAGTAATGCTGGCAGTTCGATAATTTCCCATTGATCGCCGTCTCGCTTGACCTTCATGTCATCCATCAACCTGCCGACGAGATCGAATGGTGCCCAACGCTGCATCACGATGATGATCGACCCACCCGGTTCAATACGGCCACGGATAGAGGTGAACCAGTTGTATACCTTCTCGAAGTCCTCCTTCGATGGCATCTGGTTAGCAGCACCTTGGTTGACGATAGCCTGCTCGGATATGGGATCGTCCAGGATTAAAAGGTGCGCCCCGCGCCCGACCACCGTGCCGCCAGCACCGACAGCGAAGTATCGACCACCCTTGTTTGTGTTCCAACGGCCCTTGGCTGACGAGTCCGCAGCAAGCGACACGCCAGGGAATACCTTCTTGTAGTCCTCGGAGTCGACAAGGTTTCGGATCTTGCCGCCGAAGTCTTCAGCCAGAGACTTGACGTTCGACGCTTGGATGATGTGCTTTTCTGGGTGCTTGCCGATGTACCACGCTGGGAATAAATAACTTAGTCTTTCTGAGTTGTGCGTAACGATAAAGTTACGGCCACAAAGGAACAGCCCGTCGCTGGCCTCGACTTCAATGCAAACCGTATCCCCTCGACCATATGGTTCAACATAAAGCATCCTGAGGCCGAACTTCTTCGCGTCTCTACTCCGATCTCGCTTCCTCGGCAAAGAAGCTGCGTCTTGCATGAAGAAGGTGACTTGGTGGCAGTCCATATACCGAACTCCGTTAAGAACACCCTTCCGTGTGTTTATCGATGCCTTAACTCCTAGGCTGTGGACTAGCGACGCAACCTGCTCTGCGATATTCCTATCAGTTGAATGGTACAGGCAGATTCCGCTCTTCATCACTTCGCCGTCTGTATCCATCAATCCATTTAGCAAATCCATCCGCTGCCGAACTGACGAGAACAGGTACTCATCCGGTATATGCTTGTTCCTGATCTGCATGGTTTTGTGCAGCACATTACGAAGACCTCGAAGAGTCCACCCCTTGCCGTCTCCGTGAGGAGTAGCATCAACCCCGCGCTCTCTAATCTTCTGGATGATGAACTCGGCATCTGGATAACACTTAGTGATCGTATTGCCGCAACTGTTGCCATCGCCAATCCACACCCCAAAAACGTATGGGTCGATAGGCAGTTCTCGCTCTGGCAATTCTATTGGACCCCAAGATGGAATCGCTGGCGGTCTCGATTCTCCATTAACACCGCTCTCTCTCGTATTTTGCCTGTCTGAAACCCAAGCAGATGTTCGGTTGGACCATTTTTTTGATTTTCGGTCAACGCGAACTGTCCAAACATGATTCTCGTCCGATAGGACGCTATATCCATCACTTGTAGTCGCTCGATACAGCGGTCTATCAACGAACACTTGAGACTTGCCAATCACACGCGTCGGCTGACCGTCTACCCCGAAAACAAAATCGCCAACTTCAAGATCAACTATTCGCTTAAACCCAGATGGAGTCGGTATCGGCGTGTTTATTTCCAGAGCTTTGCCGAACCGAGGCGGAAGGCACACGATCGCGCGTACAGGCTCCCCGGCATCGATGCGATGAAATATCTTCTCCAGTTCATCGAAGTGCGGCCCTGGAATATTCCCCGGCCACATCTCGTTCACGAAGTCTTTGAAGAACAACCGGCACCGATCGCGAGTCTGCAGTTCCTTCAGCTTCGCCATCTTCTCAAACACGATCCGGCGCTTGTCGTCAGGCAAGCCCATGACCGCATCGTGCAGCGCCTGCGTGCCGATCTTCTGCTTAATGGCCCTCTGAATCTCCTCCATCGCGGCGAGTGATTGCCGCGCTCTCATGTCTGGATCTACGACAGCTTTCTTTTTCTTCAGTGGTGGCACTCGTCTGCATTATACCTCTTGTGTTTATCAACGAGATTCACTACAATAACTATAGATGTGGCGCAAACAAAGCGTAGAGATTGACCCAGACAAGTGGGCGCAAGCAAAGGCGCTCGCAGCAATTGACAGAAAAACCATTCGCGATTGGCTTGATGCCCTGATCGCGGCAGCGATTGAAAAGCGAAAGGGAGCGTGATGGGACAAGACCCTGAAGTGATCGTATGTCGCATTTGGCAGAAAGCCTTTGGCGGTCCTACTCAGTGGCTGCGGTGGGCCGACGAAAGCCCTGACAACCCGCGCCGCATGTCGATGCAGCAAGCCTGCGTCGAGATGGCGAAGTACTGGAACTGCACCGTCGAAAACGCACGCGAGTCGCTTCTCAAGCACGGATACGCATCGTCGCCGCTGCGCGACTGGCGGGTGGTTGGGCGGGGGTTTGATGAGGGGGAGGTATGGTAGCAATCACCTCCAACCCATCCGACCGTAAAGGCTTCGTTGGCGGAAGTGACATCGCCCACGTCCTTGCACTGACGCCATACGGATGCCCGCGCCTGCTCTGGTATCGAAAGTCTGGCGTACAGCCTGATCGCCCATTCCAGATGTCAGGCATTATGGAGATCGGAGTGGCGCTCGAAGACTACGTGGCCGACAAGGTGCAGGCACTGAAAGGATGGCGACTCGTCAAACGTGCTGCTCGTTCCGACAACCATCATGGCGTGCATATCGATCGCGAAATTCAGAAAGCACGCGATACGCCTGGGATTGCCGAGATTAAGGTTGTTGGCGATCAGACGTTTTTTAAGTGGATGCGCCAAGGCGTTGACGTTGGCTACGTGCTGCAACTCCAATGGGGCATGAAGCTGTGGCAGCGGGACTGGGGCGCTATCTGTGCTTGGAACCGTGATGCTGGCGGCGACCCATATATCTTCGAGTTTGAGTACGATTCCGACCTGATGGCGCGTGTCACTGGAGAAGTAGACCTGTTTTGGGCCATGGTTGACAGCGGGAGAGTACCGCAGGTTCTCGATCCGCGAGACAGCCGGTGCGATGGCTGCGAGTATGGTGCGCTATGCAGGGAGCAGGAGTGGGAGAACGTAGCTGATAGCGGACTGGTCCAGATCGATATACCTGCGCTTGATCGCTGGCGCAATCTTAAACAAATAGCCAAAGAGGCTGAAGAAAGTGCTGATCAATTACGATCGGAGATTGAAGCCGCTATTGGCAATAATGAAACGGTGTTGGTCGGGACAACGAAGTTGACATTCCGTCCGCAGGAGTCGTGGCGGATTGACACTGACAGGCTGAAGAAAGAGTATCCTGACCTCGCCAAAGAATTGCAGTATCGGTCGTTGTCCAGGCCGCTGCGTGTGTCACAAATAAAGGAGAAAAAATGAGTCCTCAAACAGAAGTACAAACGGTTGTCGAAGAGGCACCAAAGAAACCGGCTACCATGAACGCGACCATCGACATGATGGAATCGATCATTAGCGCCACCGCCCGCCAACAGTACGAGCAGGCCGTGGCTGACCGCTACATGGCGCAGACCTACGCCAAGGGCGCTGGCATGAGCGAGGAAGACGCCCGCACGATCATCGCACTTGGTCGCGACTACGGGTGGGGGCCTGCCCATGCGCTGACGCGGTTGTTTATGCAAGGAGGTCGGCCTCGGCTTTTCGCGGAAGCTCGTGCCAATATGCTGGCGCAGGCTGGGTACAAGTGGTTTCCTGTCACCCATAACGAGACGGAATGCACCTATCAGTTCAAGTACAAGGGTGAGTGGATGCTCGACGTGAACGACAAACCGCTGCGAGTGTCATTCACTATGAAGAACGCCGAGAAGGCTGGCTACATCCAGAACTCGCGGGGGAAAGACGGCAAGACCGGCAACTACGACAAGATCCCAGAAAACATGCTGTTTGCCCGCATGATCACTAACTTCCACAAGTGGCACGCCGCCGAGGTTGACGGCGCAACACTCGCCGACCCGAACGAACTCCTCGAAGCGGTTGTCGCCGAGACGGAAAAGAATATCGCCGCGAAATCGGTCGATAAAGTCGAAGAACTGAAAGAGAGACTGCAGAATGCTTGAAGCAGATAAGTACTACACCGGCAAGTTCGCCGGGTTCGACATCGTTGCCGTTGGAACAAAAGGCACGCAAGCCGCCCAGTTCATGCTGGATATTCCTGGCGAGGGTAAACAGTCAACGCTGGTGTTTTTGGGCAACACCAAAGGCAGCGACGGCATGACAAACAACGAGCGGCTGCGCGACCGATTGATTGAATTTGGCTGCGATCGTAAGCGGCTGTCTGGGCCTGGGTGGTCAGATCATATCAAGATGACGCTCGACGGTAAGGACATCCAAGCCAAGGCTGAGGCGTACAACAACAAGATCAACCTGAAAGGGATCTACGTCCCTGGAGAGGGTTCTGGCCTGAAGCCAGTAACGGTTGATACTTCTCCGTTTGGCGAAGAGGACACTGACTCGGTCCCCTTCTAACAATCTCTCAGAGCGTCTAACCCACGACACGGGAAATTTCAAAAGAAAGTGAGTTGGGATTTCGGAACAGAAAGGCTGGCTTCGTCCGGGGGGATGGGGTCGGCCAAAATAAAGCCGCTCGAAAGGGCGGCTTTTCTATTGCAATCAGCTTTTCTGGTATGTTATGTTATATTCAATGGCGAAAACAAAACTCAAAACTGAACACATCACGCTCCTGGTCGACAAGGCCGTTCTGCGTGGTGTCTCGGCGCGGTGCAAACAACTTGGCGTCTCGCGGTCGCAGTACCTGCGAGAGCTTGTGCAGAAGGACTTGGAGGTGAAGAATGCTGGTTAAGTTCACTTGCGATAAGGGCAAAGACCCTTGGTACGTCAATCCAGACCACGTCGTGTCTCTCATCCCCACGGTCGACGGGGCAACAATGATCGTCACTGACTACGAGAGCGATCACATCCACAGCCGGGTTGTTGTCATCGGTTCTCTAGACGAAGTTGCGGCCAAGCTAAATGGCGTGTCAAATAAAGCCTTCGACAAGGCATTGGCTATGGTGATCGAGTGGGAGCAGCGGAGAGGGGTGTCGGAATGCAAATCGTAATGGCGGTAGCTGTACTCGCTGGCATCTTGGCGTTGACATTCTTCCTCTACGCCCCCATCCGCTGCCTTCGATTCGTCGCCCGCCACTGCCTCCTGCAAGCGCGTGGCCTTGAAGCTCGTGAGCGGGCTATCCAGGCGGAGAGGGCGGCGGTTTGGGAGGTGGTGTGATGGCAAGCAAAGCAGACATGGAACACGATTTGCAGCTAACCATTGGACTGAATGCGACGCTACGGCAAAGCATTACTCTGCTCAAGGCCGATAAAACAGCACTCACCGCCGAGCGCGACCAACTCCGCGCCGAGGTGGAGGATATACGACAGCAGCGTGATTACTGGCAGGAGGAGGCTGTCGAAATGCGTCGATACAAAGAAGCCTCGGAAGCCCTCGTCGCCGCGCTGCGCGAGGCGCTGGAGGACGCCGGAGATGTGGTCCATGCGTGCATTTGCGAAACCGAAGAGATACGCGGCAAGGTTTGCCACTCGTCGTGTATCGCAATCAACGCCGCCCTCGCCGCCGTCGAAGCCGCGCCGGAGGTGAAGCCGTGAAAACATGGCGCTGTTTTATTCCTGGCTGGCCGGAAGTAACCCACGAGATCAAGGCTGAGACGCGCGGACAAGCCTTGTATACGTATTGGCTGATGGGGCGCGAGGCTGGATACGATCTGAAGTTCACTGAGTTGCGAGCGCGGAATGTGTCGGAGGTGAAGTCGTGATCCAGTGGATACTCTGCCGCCTACCGTGGCCTATCTGGTTCCACACGCCGGAGATCATCGAGACATACGATGCGATGACGCGCAAGCTGCGATGCACTTCCTGCAACGCATACTTCGCCATGAGCGACCGGCATGAAGCCGTGCTGCCGTGGGATGAAGAATACGAGCGCATCATCTGCGACATGTATGGAATCAGGAGGACGAAAGTATGAGCCCCCGCATCCGCATGGCCCGCAAGCGGCTGGGGATTGCGCGGGAGCGCACGAATAGATGCTTCAAGCGCTGGAGGAAGAAGAGATTGGAGGCTTTATGGGAGAAGTTAGTCAAGATGAGCGGGCAAGACGACCGGATGCAGTACAGGTGGCCTTCATGAAGACCCTCCGCGCCATCGAGCGCAGAAAGGACCGGATATGTTAGTTCACGAACTGAAGACATGGCCTCAATACTGGGACGCCATCGAGCGCGGCGAAAAGACCTTTGAGGTACGCCGTGATGACCGAGGCTTTCAGAAAGGCGACATCCTGGAATTGCAGCGATGCAAGAAGTCGAGGATGGGTGGATACGAGGTTGAGTTCAAAGGCATGACCTTGACTCCAGCGCATGTCATCCGCAAGCGCATCACTTACATCCTCACCGGAGGCCAGTTCGGCGTCGAGCCTGGATACGTGGTGATGGGATTGGGGGAAGTATGAAGACCTTCCGACTCACGAAAGCCGAATCCGCCGCCTACACCAACGGCGAGCGGCGGTTCTGGCGGGAGGTAAAGCCAGGACCACGCCAGTCATGGCTGAAGCCATCCACGATCCACGCATCTCCGGGAGGTTATCTATGGACTGATGAGAAAGGACAACTTTGGCATCAGTTCTACCACCCATTGGCAGGCAAATTTGAATATGGCGTGCAGAACGCGGCTGACTCACCGCTTACGTCGATCAAGTGTCCGTTTGGCACCACAGGCGACAGCATCCAACTCACCACGCCGGTCCACTCGCTACCGCCTGTTATCGTCACCATCACCTCCATCACCGTCGAGCAGCGCGACGGGCGCTGGGGCTGGGTTGTGGAGGTGGGGGGATGAAACGATCACACGCGCTAATGCGCTGTGCGCAGATGGGGATAAACCTGTCCGCACAACAGCAGGCGCTAATGCTATATGCCGAAGCTAACGGGCTGGTATTCTGCGCTGACTTTGGCTATCAAACAACACGACAAAGAATTGATCAAGAAATAATGCTTAAACAGGTAAGACAGTGGACGAGCAAGAAGGCGGCATCATGAAACGCGCCACCCACTGCCGATTCTGCCAACTCCCAGGCGAGTTAATAAAAGGCGCACACAAGGAGTGCAAGAACGCCGAGACACGCGAGCGCCTGCGCGTCCGTAACGGCATCAACCCCGCAAACTACCTCTACATCGGCGATCGCGGTAAGTGCGCCAAATGCGACAAGCCAGCAGAGCGCTTGTCCAAGCTGAACCTGTGCCGCGAACACATGGAAGAGAACGCTCGCGAGGTTATGCTCAAAGCCAAGCGTAAGCACATGAAGAAGGTCAGATCAACGCCTGAACACAAGCAGCCTCGCGTCTACGTTAAGCCGCCGACAAGCCAAAAACTACAGCGCGTCACCAAAACAGAGAAGAAAGAACCGCCGTTGCCGCTACTAAATACTGAGGAAGAAAAACAGAAAATCGCTGTATTGTTAAAGAAAGCAGCAGAACACCGAATACTTCTCAACTTATCAAGGTGGGACTGATGAAAGACTCGTTGACTAAAGACGATCTCAGGAAGATCATGGCCGTTGGCGGCAGGAAATGCGCCAGCTTCCGGTGCCACCAGAACGCCGTTTCTGGCAAGTACTGCGACAGCCATGAACAAGGGCGGATTGCCCGACAAAAGGAGATAGACGCTATTCGCTTCAGCTTAGGCGATACCAAAGATTGTCCGAAAACTTGGTGATGGTTACCGTCTGACCAGCCTGGACTGTGATGTCCTCCCCCATGCAGTTGTCGGTCGTAGCGCTCTTACGCCACTCTACTGGGCCGGATGTGATGAACCGCCTCACCACACCGGCTCTCGCTGTCACTCCTGTCATCTTTTTGATAGGAATGCCTGATGCCGTAATACCAATGACACGGGACTCGTCGGCAAACGGTAACGTAACCTCGTCAGCCGCGACTATCCCAAGATACGGCTGCGACCAGGAAGTGTTGTTCCGGCAGATCGCCTGCCCGGTTGATGCGTAGTCTTCAACCAGTTCACCATTCGGAGTGTTTCCGTGGATGAAGAACTTGTCGAGTTGACCAGCCACAGCAATCATCGTGTTCACGTTGCCAAACGAATTGTTGTCGGTGATCTGGAAGTCGGTCATGTTTGTCGCACCGGCCACGATACTATAGCGAGCGTTGCTCTCAACGTAGATTTTGTTTGTCCCAATCAAGTTGTTGTTGCTCGTTCCACCATTGAATACGATCGCGGCATCGAGTCCACGCTGGCGAAACCGATTACCGCTTACCTCTACGTTCGACGCCGACTGACAAAGAACACCAATATTCAACGACGCCATGAAGTTGTCGCTGATCTTGATACAGTTTCCGCCGCCGTTGACCACAATGCACGCGACAGACGCTGTGTCCTGGTCCAGCATGTTGCCTGCGATCACAAGCTCGTTGACCAAGCCATTGACCACGATATGCGCCACGGACGCCTGCATCCAACTGTTCTCGATGATCCCGCCAGCCAGTATCCCCTCGACCTGGATCAGCCCATCAGACTGCCTGCCGTCGAAGTAGTTGTTGCTCGTCTGCAGCGCCCAGTAGCCGGTGGTCGACTTGCCAAAGATGGCTCGTCTGCCAATGTTCTCAAACCTGTTGTCGGACGACCGGATGAACCCACCGACCCAGTCGGCGTACAGCGCGTCCCGCAATCCATAGAAACCACACTGTGTCGCCTCAATGTCGCCGCCAAGCCCGCTCAATAGAACGCCGCACGAAGTCGGCGATGCGCCCCGTATACCAACGCCGTTAAGTGTAATCGATACACTTGTCGAGTCGATGGCGTAGGTGGTAGGGATCAGCGTCGATTCCAGGCGACCTTTCCCGTTGAACTGAATCCGCTTTCCTGCGGTCTTCAGCGGCACCGGAAGCAGGATCTCCTCGGCTGGCAGATCGATACACGTCTCGCCTGCGTCGATCTTGGATTGGATGTCGGTGTGTGTCATCCTCTACCCACTTCCCGCCACCACGCGGCATCGCGCTTATCGGCATCTTCCAGCGCCTTCCGCTCTCCCGCCAGGATAGCGCGGCGCTCGGCCAGCAGGGCGTCGAATGGGTGCCAGCGGCGGAATAGGTCGGATACTGCCCACGGGCCTTTGTTTTTCACTTCGCCTCCCTCTTGTACTTCTCTTCCAGTTTATTGAACTCCGCCTGCCAGTGCGAGTCAGGCTGACCGTCGTAGCCGCAGGGGGCGACCTCGCGGCTGGCGTATAGAACAAGCACCCAGGAAGCCACTGCGCCTGCGGCTAGAAGGAGGATGTCGCGTGTCATAGTTGCACTGTACCGCACTTTGTTGTACTATGTCAACAGATGGCGATTATGGGGCGAAAGCCCAAGCAATATCAATGCGGGACGTGCGGGAAGATCCTCACCGCTCGCGAGTGGCAAAAACACCCGCCGAAGTGCGAAGGAGTCAAGCAATGCTCGAAGAAGTAATCTACGACGAGTACCGCGAGTGGTTTTCATCGTTCGACGACAACGGATACACCAATCAGCCTGGAAGGACCTTCCAGAAATCGACAAGAAGCAGTGGCGCAAGGTTGCGGCTGCAGCAGAACAGCACGTCAAGATGGAAATATCCAGCAGTTGGTGAGGAAGACAAAATGAACCAACACCCATTAGACGGCATTATCGACGACATGGAAATTCTGTACGGAAAACGAGACCTCAATCTCGAAGTGCTCGTCCTCGATCTCGCCGCCAAGCACCACAAACGCCGGGGTGAACTGAGGTCTGAGTACCAGCGAAGGATATTGAGGTTGGCGAGGGAGGCATCCGCATGACCATCCACATCGTAGTCCTCCGCGACTCCTGCGACAGCAGCGAGTGCCACGCTTTCCGCAACGAACAAGACGCTATCGCTGTCGCCAAGCAGCAACAGAGCCTCGGCATCTGGCGCGAGATTGACCAGTATGAGGTGTAGGTGCAATGACTAACGATCAGTGCAAGCTGATAGCTACGAAGCTCTGTGGCTACCAAGTCCAAGTCTCACCCGCTGGCAAATACTACATCGTGACGGATGATGGGACGAGGCCACTCCCCGACTTTGAGGTTGATGCCGCAGAGACGCTGTCGACGGTGGAGGCGCTGTGCAAGAGTCGAGATTGGAGCATTTGCCTCGTTAAAGGCAAGGAAAACTACATTGCTGGATTTGGCGGTGCTGGCGCTAGAAACACTACTATCACTGCCGCCATCGCCGCCTGCCTGCTGCAGATCGCGGAGGATGACTCGCCGACGAACTGCCGAGAGGAGGTTGTTTGAAACCTCTAGCTATTGATCTTTTCGCTGGATTAGGCGGATGGAGTGAAGGATTCCTGTCTGAAGGCTACCGCGTAGTTGGCTTCGACATCGAACGCCACCAGTACGGAGACGATAAATACCCGGCACAACTGGTTATCCAAGACGTTCTCACGCTACATGGGTCGCAGTTCAAAAACGCCACTGTCATCGTCGCGTCGCCCCCGTGCCAGACGTACTCATTCATGGCGATGCCGTTCAAACTGGGCAAGCAGCGTGCTGCTGAGTATCGAAAGATGACGCAAGAACAAAGAGACGCCACGCTAAATGCTCTATTTAACGCCTGCTTCCGTATCCAGCGTGAAGCATCAGAAGCCGCTGGCAGGCACATACCTCTAATCGTTGAGAACGTGCGCGGGGCGCAAGAGTGGGTCGGCCCGTCGAAAGCGAAGTTCGGGTCATTTCACTTATGGGGTGATGTTGGCATGGTTGGGGATTCAGTGGTGGCTGGGAAGTTGAAATTAGGCGGTGGAGTTAGGCCATTCAGTCAAAGCAAGCAGGCTGGTCTATCAGTCCCTGCATGGGTCCCATGTGAATGCTGTGATGAGTTCGTATGTACCATCCACAACCAACACGCATGTGATTGTCCGTGTCCTCCGATAGATGAGTGGGAAAAAGACCCGTATTCAGCAGGAAGCCAAACAGCAGAAGCCAAACACGGGTGGTTCCATAAAGGAGCGGCTGCATATGGCTCTAAATCTAAAGCCAGAAAAGAATCATCAGCCAAAATGGCCAAGATCCCATTCGCTCTTTCTCAATACATCGCGAGGTCTTTTAAGCCATGACACCCGCCCATAAAGCCCTATCCCGCAAGCTCGCCGACCCTAAGCGGCTGGCTAAGCTCCTCGAAACGCTACGAGCCAACAGACCGCCATGGACATGCGGGGTTATGGAAGACGAGACGTTGATCCGCGAGACGCTGAAGTATATGGGGGTGGAGGTGTGATGACCTGCACCACCTGCCAGTACCAAGGCCCGAGGGACGACTTCAGCCTATACACCGCAGACACCTGCTGGCGATGCTGCACAGCACCCTGCATCCGCATCCCATCCGCCTTCACACCAAGAGTCCAAGGCTACAAACGTAACGACTACCATGCCGGCAAGCGAGCCAGAGGGCGTAGGCTGAAGGTTACTGGCATAATGAGGTAGTGAAGGAATCAGAAGTAGTTAAAGCGTGCGTCGAATGGGCGCACTCACAGGGATGGCGACCGGATCGTAACCATGTTGGGGTGTTCGCCACCCAGCACGGAGCCAAGGTCCACATCGGCCACAAAGGCCAACCTGACTGGAGGTTTGTTCGCGGAAATCCACTTCTGTACTTCGAGTGCGAATTTAAGAGACCGGGCGAAAAACCGCGCAAAGAGCAGATGGAATATATGGCCCTCCTGCGCTATAAAGGCATTCCGTGTTTCTGGGCAGATTCGCTGGAATCGTTCAAACAACAGGTTGTAGCACTTTTCGGCTGACCCCTACATTTCGCGGTTGAAACTTCGTTCTTGCGGTAGTACGCTTGAAAGGCATGACCAAAAAAAAGAACGAGGCAGCAGTGTCTCTGGCTGCTCTCCGCAAGAAGAAGCTATCTCCTGAGCGCCGATCAGAAATAGCCAAGATTGCCGTCACGGCAAGATGGGCGAAACAGAAGCAGAAAGCAGCGCAAGCGTGATATGCCGCCGCTCAAACTTCGCCAGTACCAAATAGACGACATCGAGCGCATTCGCGCTGAGATCAGGTCTGACAAGAAGCGTGTTGTCTACGTCCTCGCCACAGGGGGCGGGAAAACCGTCATCTCTGCCGAGATCATCCGCAGTGCGGTAGCGAAGGGGTCGAAGGTATTCTTTGTTGCTCACCGCAAGGAGTTGATCGACCAGACCAGCAACAAACTTCACGATTTCGGCGTTCGTCACGGCGTGATGATGGCCAATCACCCCCTACGCGACCCAAGCGCACCAGTGCAGGTTATATCGATCCAGACTGGAATACGCCGCGAACTCCCATACAAGCCGCACCTTGTGTTCGTGGATGAGTGCCATCGCATTGCGGCTGAGTCCTACAAAGACTTCCTGCTCGACTGCGGAGATCCTGTCGTCGTCGGGATCACCGCCACTCCTGTACGGGGAGACCTACAAGGACTCGGAGGGAAGATCTTCCAGTCTATGGTCGTTGGTCCGCAGATGTCATCGCTCATCCAGCAAGGGTTCCTAGTTAAGCCTCGCGTGTTTTCATGGAAGATCAACCTCAAAGGAGTGCGACTTCTCGGCGGAGACTACAATCAGAAGCAACTCGAAGAGAAGATGATCGACACGAAGCTAGTCGGCGACGTATACCGCGAGTGGGTAAAGCGCTGCTCGGATCGGTCCACTGTGGTCTTCGCGACCAGCATTGCTCACTCAAAAATGATCCTCGACGATTTTCTCGCCAACGGAGTCGCCGCAGAGCATATCGACACAAAGACGCCCAAAGAGGACCGAGAAGCTGTTCTGTCTCGACTCGCCAGCGGCTACACGCAAGTCGTGTGCAATGTCGGGATCCTGACAGAAGGCTGGGATTGTCCTCGCGTTTCCGCAGTATGTATCGTTCGCCCGACTCGCTCAGAGTCGCTTTACTTGCAAATGGCTGGGCGGGCGCTTCGGCCATGGGGTGACAAAACCGATTGCATCGTCAATGACCATGGCGGGGTAGCGCAGGAGTTCGGGACGCCGGACATGGACCGCGAATGGGAACTGGACGACACCACGATTTCAAAACCAGAGAAGTTGGATATCCGTGACAAAATCAAGGTCTGCCCGAAATGCGCCGAGGTCTACGATATTTCGGTTTACACCTGCATTTGTGGGTACCAGTTCTCCAAGAAACCAGACGATATTAAGTACGGAAGCGGCGAGCTTCATGAAATCGACTACAAAATCAAGCGAGAAGAAAAGTCCAAGCGTAAGGATTACGAGTGGTTCCTCCATCAGCAACACACGATGAAGAAAGCTGATGGGACTCCGTACTCACACGGATTTGCGTTTGCAAAGTATTTATCCAAATACGGCGAGAAACCGTCCTGGTCGTGGCTAAAAGAGTGGAAGAAGAAAAACAATGTCAGCTAACCGAGTCGTCGAAATCAACTCTGTGCGCCCAATCGTTCTCGATTCGACGCAACCTCTCACGTCGTCCGACCGTGAGAAAATCTGTCAGGAGCACTGGCTCACCAACGCCGACATCGACGCAGCACACATAACCCGAGTCAACGACGCGACAGGCCGTGAACTCACCGGGTGGATGAAACGGAACTGCGCCGGAATCTATATCCCATACCCAACGCTCGACGGGCGCAGCAGCTACTACTTCAGGATCCGGCGAGACGTGCCGGATATGACGATCCAACTCGACGGGTCGACGAAAATATCCCGCAAATACGCCGCCCCGTATGGATCCAGAAACCACATCTATTTCCCCTCCGGCGTCACGCAAGCCCAACTATCCGACGCCACACTCCCGGTAATCGTCACCGAGGGCGAGTACAAAGCCATGGCGCTCTGGCGGCTGGCAAACCACAAAACCGACACCCCACGATTTATCCCCATCGGGCTGGGTGGCGTGGACTCGTGGCAAGGGCGTAACGGGAAAACTCCCCTGCCGGACGGCTCATCAACCGACTCCTACGGGATCATCCCTGACATGTTCCGCGTAACGTGGTCGGAGCGAAACGTCATCATCGCGTTCGATTCAGACTGGAAACGCAATACGAGCGTCCGAGCAGCCAAGCGCCGACTATCCGACGAACTCAAAACAGGCGGCGCTAAAGTCGTCACGCTGAACTGGGACGAGCGGGACGGCAAGGGTATCGACGACTGGCTAGCCACGGTCGGACCGGATCCAGTCCTGTCAGCCATCAACGGCATCAACTGGGACATCACAACCGGCTGGCTTTCTATGCTCCAAGTCGACGACAAGGGCAAGCCAGTCAAAAACGTCCTTAACGTCGTCACCGCGCTCACTCTCGCCCCTGAGTGGGAGGGCGTTATCGCCTACAACCAATTCACCGCCGCAATCCAGACCGTCACCCCTCCCCCATTCGGCGATAAACACCGCAGCCGATCAATCCTCAGCCCAAACCGACAAGACTGGACCGACGCCGACGATATCCACGCATCCATGTGGCTGCAATCCAAGGGACTAAACGTCAGCAAGGAGATGGCGTCAGATGCAATCCATGCAATCGCCGACCTCACGCAGTTTCACGTCATCCGAGACTACCTGAACTCGCTCTCGTGGGACGGCGATAAGCGAATCGATACGTGGCTTCAAGACTACATGGGCGCGGATCCATCGGCATACCTGTCGAAAATCGGAAAAATGTGGCTTATCTCCGCCGTGGCTCGCGTTTTCAACCCCGGATGCCAGGTTGACCATATGCTCGTCTTCAAAGGCTCTCAGGGGCGTGGAAAATCGACAGCTTTGTCCGCTTTATGCGGCGAGGACTGGTTTTCCGACAACCTGCCGAACAAATTACACGAAAAAGACGCCTCCCAGCACCTATCCGGCAAGTGGATCATCGAAATCGGCGAACTCAGCCAGATGAAATCCAACGAGGTCGAGGAGATCAAGCTGTTCGTCTCCAGGAAAATCGACAAATACCGACCCAGCTACGGTCGCCGCGACTGCTCATTCCCACGCCAGTGTGTATTCGCCGCCTCAACCAACTCCGACGAATTCCTACGTGACGAGACAGGCAACCGGAGGTTCTGGGTCGTACCCATAAACGGAGTCGACGTGCGCGGCATCGCGGAAAACCGGGACCAGATATGGGCCGAGGCTGTCCAAATGCTCCGCGATGGCGAAAAATGGTGGTGTAGCGAGCCGTGGTTCATCGAAGCACAGGAAAATTCATCGTCGAACTACATGATCCTCGACCCGTGGCACGAGCAGATCAAGAATTACGTCAAAGGGAAAGAGCGGGTGTTCGTTAATGACGTGCTCCTTGAGGTTTGCCGTGTCTCTGACACCTGGACCAAGAACCATCGGGACCGCGTTTGCTCCACGCTGAGAAAATTAAAGTTCGTTCGTAAACGCATAAAAGACAACGGTGGGTACTTTTTTACCCCGGCGCGAGCAACCGATCGGGAGGACGAGGAGGAGGAGTAGCCCACGCCAATTCAGCCAATCTCAGGCTCCCTTCACCGGGAGCCTTTTTCACGTTCCATGCCGATTCCATGGGTTCCACATCGATTCCATATCTATTCCACGTCTAACTACCTGAAAATCCATAGAGTTCCATGTCTTCTATATAATAGTGTGTGTGTACACGTATAATAATATAGAAAGTTGGTGGCTATCACGCGCGGCACTCACCAGTAGAAAAGTTTGTCACAGTTCTGTGTGGACATGTGGAACTGATGCAAACACAAGACTTAACTATATCCGAATTCCATATAATTCCACGTCTCCCCTCGTACTATTGACATCTGATGCGTAAGTATCTGAAAATACAGGCATGGCTATTTTGTACTCCAGACCACCTTTAACCGAGCGAGAGGCCGAACTTCGCTCCAGGATGCTCGAACAACGGCGGCAAGAACGCCTGAGAAGTGATAAGAGATTATCAAATAAGCCTAGAAACCCTAGCCACAAGCAATGCGTGGAGTGTCTTGACGACAAATCAGCCTCCGAGTTCTATGCAAGCCCGACCTCAGCCGACCGCCTGACATCAAAATGCAAAGCCTGCCTCGCTGAATACCAGCGCTCCAGGGCTGGCGTCATAAAACTTCGCCGCTCCCTGCGATGGGAATAGACCACCCTTGCGCCTAAACAGACGCCGGGCACCCCGCACTACCTCCCCCACCCATAAAACCGCCCCACGAGGCTGCAATGCGGAAATTTGCCATACCCACCGCCAGGGGTACCTTTTCACCACCACCCCCTCGCCATATCCAGCTTCCACACGCCAACCCAGGAATTCCTAAACAGCCCCGGTGGGGGTAGTGCCAAGATTCAAGCCACAGCCGCCCGTAGAGCGACGATTTGCCATCGGATGGTAGTCAGAGGCCGGACACCAATGAAAACGCCTCAGTGGGCGGGGAAACGGGTCTGGACCACTCCAGTGGTTTAGGGTCAGGGAGGAGAAATACCTCCCTTTCGATCTCCACTGTATGCGGCTTGGAAAGCCCATTGGTTAATTTCCAATCCAACCGATCTCAACCGGATGGATTGTCGTTTAGATGTAAGGATTGCGATCGAGAGAGACGCAGCAGGCGTAACCGAAAACGAAAGTCTAGGGCTGGCGTCAAAGGACGCGCTGCAGAGCGAAGGAGAAGGGCGTCTTTGATGAACAGAATCGACGCTGGTAGACTGATTAAATTGCCATGCTCTTGGATGTGATTTTCTTCTGCCGCCTACACCATAGAGAACACCACGAAAAAAATTTTCATATACCCCACCCAGTCCGTTGAAATTTGATTCCAGACTTCTCTGGGTTCGTATGTCAACCTGGGAGAGCGCCAGCCGCCTGAATGGGTATCCCCCTCGCCGGTACCCTCTCAAACCCCGCCAGCACGCATCGCCGGATAGGCCTTAAATGCCATCGCCATCACCCATAACGTCCGCGTCAACCATAGCACCACCGCAACGTGGGCAACTCGTTGGCCTAATGGCAGGCTCAGTAAGCAACTGATTCGACGGGGATTCTATCGCTGGGATTAGCTCAACGTCTGCCAAAATGGATTTGAGTAACGCTTCTTGCGTGTCCGCTTCCGTTCCGTCGATATGTGTGACGACTTTTCGGTCAACTAGCTCGCCGTGCTTGCGGAGGAGTAGTTCTGTCGCCTTGAGCCGCGTTGCCTCATTCTTGCCGTGCTCGGCCAGATCGTAAAGGTTCGAGACTGCCCAATTGACGGTTTGTGCAGCGTCGAGCAACCAAGCAGTGTCTAGCCATTGTGCCGCCAATGAGTGTGCTCGGGACACTCTTGGGTGTGCCATCGCTTCATTCACGTCTGCCGATACAGACCGCAGATCCCTAGTTGGTGAGACGTTGTAGACCTGGCGATACGCCTGCATCGGCGTTTGTCCACTAGCTAATAGCAAGGCGAAATGCCTTTGCTTGTCGGTACACTCGTCTAGCGCGGCTTGCAGCTCTTTTGGGTAGTTTGGGACACCCTCATTGTCTAGTAGAGCTTGTCTGAAGCGTTCTTGCGCGTGTTTAGCACGGTTAATCGGGGGCGGTTTTCGCCCTGGCACGGCCGATGCTAGCATTACCCTCCTTATACCATCGGCTAGCATTAACGTGATTTATGGACGCATAAATATTTGCAATTTGCATGGAGGGTGGAAAGGGTTGATACTGTGAATGTCACCGAGTGGTGATAAGGAGAGATGACCATGGCACGCTACCTCTACAGCGAATTAGCAGCGAAGATCGGCGCATATAAGCGCTGTGTTGCGTCTGGCAACACCGAATGGCGCGATAAGCACGAGGACCGCATTGACGAGATTATGGACTCGATGCCATCTGGGAGCGGGTTCGATTGTGGCACCAAGCTGGACATCGACGCATCGCACGATGACAAGTTGGTATTCACTACCGCGTTTCACCATATGAACGAATTCGGATACTACTGCGGCTGGACAGAGCATACCGTTACGGTGACTCCGGCGTTTAACGGCGTGCATATCCGTGTGAGTGGACGCAATCGGAACGGCATTAAAGACTATATCGGCGAGGTGTTTCACACGGTACTGATGTCGGAGATTAACTAGGCGCGAAGCGCCGGAGAGAAGGGGAGAAACAATGACACGCTACAGTGATTACGCGCCTACTCAGTTTGACTGCAAGGGGCTCGGGCTTGATGACCGACAGGATTGGCTAGTGCTGGGTGTAATGCAGACGCGCGACTCCAGTACGCTCGCCCGTTGCAACTTCGATGCAGCGCTCCGGCAATTGGGCGGGGAATCGGAAACGGTAGAGGTTCACCGTTTCGGCCACTGGGGACCGGGATGGTATGAGATCATCCTAATTCACCCGGACAGAGAAGCGGACGGTGAGGGGATCGAATCATCGCTTGAGGATTACCCGATCTTAGATGAGGATTCGTTGTCTGAAATGGAGCATGAGCAAAAATGGAAGGACTGGGAGTCGTTTGGGATGCGCGATTGGTGTTCTGAGTTGACACGCGCGTTCAAGCTGCAAGACGAGACCGAGTGGCGACTCCGCTACATGGACGCGGGGGTGATGCTCGAATGGTTTGAGTCACTGATCCAGTCCGGCGACACTTGGTCCGATGAACACGGCTTCCGGTACGATTCGGCATTGCGCGACTTGACGCGGGAAGATTTGGCCGCATGGATACGCGCGAATAAGGTTGCCCGCTAGCACGGGCGAGTGGATTAAGAGGAGAGATATGACACACGTATTTAACTGCCACGTCTGTAAACAGATGATCACCCATGATGACACGCTCACAACGGGTCACGGTCTCGACCGCGACGGAAACAAGACATGTTTTGTGTGTTGCGGTAAACAGGACCGCGAAGCAATGGTCCGCGATGGCCGGATCACGCTGTACCTCACTGATAAGGGCGTCACGAATTGGCCTGGGACACTCGTATTCAAGCCGTTCACGGCGCCGCGCAAAGGCTACCACAACATCGCCCGCACACGCTATGACGTGTGGTTTGTCGGTCCTGATAAGCATATCTGGCATGGCGTCCAGTATGGCGAATGGACGCAAATTTGCCACTGCAAGCGGACGCGCGAGACGTGGGTGGAGAATCCGCGCGTGCCCGGATCGTGGGGGTTTGCGTCGGAGTACAAGGGTTACCGCGCCTAGTCCATGCTCCACTGGTATTCCAAAGAGTACCTGTGGGGGACTGGATTGGTCCGGGAATGAGGGAAGATGAGACTAAAGAACGTCGAAGAAAACAAACGTACCGCGTTATCGCGCGTGTACGAGATATACCGCAACGCGGTACATTTTCGGATGTCGTCCGCTGATATCCGGGAGAGTCTGGCAACACTCTACAACAAGGGATGGTTCGCGCGTATGCCGTTATATGCGCGTGGCGAAGTGCGGGCCGTTGCTATGCACCTGTTTCACGGTCCTAGCGATATGAGCATCTATCAGCACTTGGAGTACAGGATGCTGTACAAGGGCGAGTATTACGCCAGCTTCGACGCATGGCGGGCGAAGTTCCCCGATGCAAGCGCGGTGGATATCGAACAGGGGAAGCACTTTTACAAGGGTACGGATTGTGAGTACTAAAGAACTAAAGCGCGCGGCCGGCGAAGCTCTAGCGGCCGGATCGGATAACGCGGAGGGCCTGCTAGCGAAGTGGGCGCTGGCGCGGTTGGAGGAGTTGACAGTGGAGGACGCCTGGGACGCCTATCAGGTGGCCGCAAAGAAGGACAAGCCCGCCGCGTATGAGGCGGTGAAGGTGGCGATGAGGAAGGAGAGAGAGAAGTGAAGGAAGACAGCGGTAAGCAGGTAGCTCACGCGCGGCTGGAAGCGCTAGGGTACGCACTGCACGCGCATTGCGTGGATTCATTCGGCCGTCGATGGCGGTACCGGACGTTCCCATTAACGAGTGGTCCGATAAACTGCTTCAACAGCATGGCTCAGGTTGAGCGGTATTGTGAACAGGTGGAGCAAGTAAGGAGTTGGCAGCTATGAATATCCATAAGATGATTCAGGAATTGTGCGACATGAGGCGCGAATCAGAAATAGCCGGTGATCCACCACACTTGTACACCTACTACTATGATGCAATCCAAGCCATGCAACGGCTTGCAACTCAGATCAACAACATTAACACCTTGAGGGATCGCGGCTAGTCCCTTCCCCCGGCTCATCTGCGGGTGGGCGCGGGGGGCGAGATTGCCCAGGAAGAAGGGGAGCGGGATGAAGAAAAGCAACGAGTACGCGCAGGCGTTAAGCGGGCGGTTGTACGAGGATTGCCCAAGGGCTGTCTTTGCGGCTATCGCCGTATCAGCATTGACAGTTGGCGGTGATTATCTGAATGAGGCAGACTTCAGGCTATTGCGTGAGTGGTGGGCGCTGTATCACTGTGGGATTGTGCCTCAACGACCGCCAGGGGAGGCGATAGCGCTGGATAGCTAGAGAATCTATTGACAAGCCGCTAAATCCGGCATAACAACATTGGCAACGGCCGATAGGAGAGGGAAATGGATATAAAAGAGTACATCGATAAAAAAGGGATCACTTGTAAGGTATCCCAGGTAGCCGATAACCCGGCGATGCGGCCCGCGAATAGCGCGAGTGCGCAAGAAAAACAATGGTACCGTGAGGCGTCCCATTACAAAGTGACGCTCAAGCGGCCGGACGGCCGGCGTATGAAGGTACCGTTCTCGTGCGGGTCCGCTTGCGGTAAGCCGGATGCCGCAACGGTGCTTGATTGCCTTTGCAGTGACGCCACTTTCCCGGACACGTTCGAGGACTTCTGTTCGGAGTTCGGCTACGATACCGACTCACGGCGGGCGGAACGGACGTTTAAGGCGTGCCTTAAGACGCGGGACGAGTTGCGGGAGTTCCTGGGGGATGACTTCGACGCGGTTGTGTATGAAATGGAGCGGATGTGATGGCACGCACAATGGCAGACGTTCGACGCCGGAGCGCTGAAACCGGACATCATTGGTTTAGCCGTAAGACGATGCGTTTTTTTAAGTCGCGCATCGAATCCACACTGTACAAAAACGGGTGCTTCGTGACATCTGAGGAACCGCCCTACGGGGCGCGACGGTATAGCGTCCGGCGTGCCATGGCTGACGGTTCAATCGAGACGGTCGGCGAGTTCATGGCCTATCGTCACGTAGAGGATGCGCGGGCGGCGGCACGGAGGGCGGTGTGAGGAAAACGCGCGACGAGTACCAAATACACCAGTGGTTCGATGGGTGGGAAGAGGTCTGCTGCGAGGACACGCGCCGCGCCGCGATGGCGCGGCTACGCGAGTATCGGGAGAATATGCCGGGGGTTAGCGTGCGGGTGGTGAAGGTGAGGGTGAGGGTATGAGCGTACTGTACGTGATCGTATGGCTCTGCGGCGTTGCCGCGCTGGTTTGGGGATGGAAGACGATGCGCTAGGCCGCATTCTCTGCCGGGTGACAGACGGCAGGGGCGGACGGCTTGGACCGTGCGAGAAGGAGAAAAGGATGAGTAGAGTACAGGAGTCCGCCGGCGAGATGCTGGCGGTGTTACAGCGATTCGAGGAGGTGCGCGAAGCGTTCCAAGCTGGCAAGCGCGACGGTGCCACCATGGGGCTTATCAGCATAGCGATGGACGCGGGCAGGGATGCCATCCGCCGTGCCGTGGGTGAGGTGGAGGAGAGCGAACTGGAGAGGGCGAGACGATGACCCGCCGCGAACGCCTAAGGTCGTTACAAGGTATACTCCTCGACCGCTTCCGTGCTGGCCGTCATTCATGGGAGTGGCATACGCGAGTCGTGGATGCTATCGAAGCGGAGATATTCAGGATTGATGTAAAAGCAACCCCGCGCTCCCGGCGCTAACCGGGGAGAAGAGAGGGAGAGATGACTGAAGCAGAGAAGATACTGATAGAGTTCGTTGCCGACTGCGAAGCGGTCGGGGGTGGGCCACACTTGGGCTATCACTGGGGGGTATGTGGTTGTATGGCGAGGGGACGGGCGGATATGTATGCAACCTGGCGGCAAGCCGGTAGAGGTTGCCGTGATTGAGGAGGTGATGGCATGACCTGCGGCGACCTGGCATATCTGGCCGTATGGGCGTTAGGCGTGGCGGCGCTGCGGTGGGCGTGGCGGACGAAAGTATAAGGAGAGACTGTACATGGAGCAGATAACAGTAGGATCGATGGTCGAGTGGATTGTGGGACCGCGTAGGTTGAAGCGTAGCGGTGTTGTCCGCCACGTATTCGCCGATGGTTCGCTTGAGGTGCTGACGGCAGTAAAGGTATGCCCGTCACGGCGCGTGATGCCATCCTGCAACCCGCGCCTGATGGTGAGCGGCGGGGTTAAGTGGGGAAGTACGATCGAACGATAACGTGAGGCCGCATTTCCTGCCGTGTGACAGACGGCAGGGGCGGACGGCTTAGACCGGACGAATGGACGCCAGCGGGCGGCGTAAGGCCCGCAACACCAAAGGAGACACGCCATGACCAAGACCCACGAAATCACCACCGCCAGCGGCCACATCGTCCGCTGCGAATCAAGCCAGAACGGCGAGAACATCGTCAACATCATCACCGTTGATGGCGTCCTGCACAGCCAGGACTGCATCAACGCCCAAGGCGGATGGACGGACGCCGAGACCGAGGCGCGGACGGAAGCCGAGTGTGTGGCTGAAGAACTAGAGGCCACCGCATGACCCGCGCCTGTACGATGGCAAACCCGAAGGTGCAGGACTACATGCCGTTCGGGCTGGTGGACCGCGTTAAGGAGATGGCGTTCAGCCGCGCTGGGCGGTATCGGGTGGCATTGGAGATGGCGATGAAGGAGGAGAAGAGAGATGACAATTGAGCAAATCCTATCGATTCACGGCGGCACCGCTGATGAGTGGCATCAACACCAGAACGGCGGCGGTTGGGTGCAGTATACCGCCACTGTAGAGGAAACTGCTTACGTTGGGCCAAGTGCGCAGGTGTACGGTG